TTATCATCTCGACGCCCGGCTCGAACCCCGAGAACCACTACGCCGAGCTGATCAAGCAGGGCGAGGCCGTGCTTGCCGGCGAGAGCGACGATGACACGCTCTTTCCGATGCTCTACGGGATCGACCAGACGGACGCGATCGGCGAGCCCGCGCACTGGCACAAGGCCAACCCGGGCCTTGAGCACGGGCAGCCAGACATGGCCTCGCTTAGCCGCGCCTGGGGAACGATGAAGCGGAGCGCTATGGGGCGCTCCGAGTTCACCCGCTACCACTGCGCGCGTAGCGACGAGAACACCGGCGGCTGGCTTGACATGGCGCTCTGGCCGGGCGGGAAGTCGATCAACTGGGACGAGCTGCGCGGGCGCCCGGCGTACCTCGGCCTCGACCTGTCCAAGAGCCTCGACATGAGCGCCCTCGTGGTCGCCGTTCCCACCGACGAGGGCGTGGCGCTGCAGGGCCACTACTGGTGGCCATCGGCCGACCTCGCGCAGCGAGAGCTTGACTACCGGATGCCCGTCCGGCTCTGGTCGGCCGAGCGCCGGCTGACCCTCACGCCCGGGCGGGAGATCGACTACGAGTCGATCCGCGCGCGCATCCTCGAGCTGCGCGACCAGTTCGACATCAAGGCCATTGGCTACGACGCCTGGGGATCGAAGTACCTCGCCGAGCAGCTGGTCGCCGACGGCATCCCGCTCACGACCTACCGCATGGGCATCTCGACCTTCGGGCCGGGCTGCCAGTTGTGGCAGAACCTCTGGGCGGGCGGGCGGTTCCTGATCGGGGATGACCCGATTATGAGGCGCAGCTGCGCCGAGGCGCACGCAAGCACCGACCGAAACGGCAATGTCCGCCCGGTCAAGTCGCGCGAGTACTGCATCCTCGACCCGCTCGTGGCCGGCATCATCGCCGTGCATGTGTGGGGAGGGCGTCGGCAATCGTCATACGACGAATGGCTTTAGACGCAATCTGCACCTGATCGAGGGGCCATCATCCCCGCGTGATTAGGCAACTGCTCCAGCGGTTCTTTGTCGGCTACTACCCGACGCACGGCGTCCTCCCGATCGAGGGATCGGAGGGGCTGCCGCTCGTCACCGCCGCGAACGCGATCCAGTACACGCCCGTCTGGCGCGCGGCGCAGCTGATCTCGAACGACCTCGCGCGCATCTCGATCGAGGTAAGCGACCCCACGGTCGACGCCTTGCTCCGATCGCCGAACCGGTGGATGTCGGGCTTTGAGTTCAAGCGCACGATGACCATGCAGTGCGCGCTGTACGGAAACGCCTTCGCGCTCATCAACCGGACGCTCGGCGGCGAGCTGCTGGAGGTCATGCCGCTCGACCCCGACTCGGTCTCGCTCGACCTCACGGGATCCGAGCCGATCTACCGCACGCGCGCTTACGGCGACCTCACGGGCGACAAGCTGCTTCACATCCGCTGCGCGGGATTCAACGGGCTCTGGGGCGAGTCGCCGGCGCGGGTCTGCCGCAGCGCCCTGACCGTGATGGCCGCGCAGGAGCAGTCGCAGCTCAAGAGCATGGAGAACGCCGGCCAGCCGAAGCTTGCGCTTGTGCACCCCGCCGCGCTGAACGACAAGCAACGGCAGATGGTCGCCGAGCAGTACATGAAGCAGCACGCGGGCTCGGTCAACGCCGGGCGCCCGCTCGTGCTCGGCGACAACATGCGCGTCGAGCGCATCTCCTCGACCTTCGACAACGACGGCATCGACACCGCGCGGCGCTACTCCATCCAGGATGTGTCGCGAATCTTCGGCGTGCCGGTCTCCTACCTAAGCGACCATAGCCAGGCGACCTACGGGAGCATGGAATGGCTCGGCCGGATGTACGTGGACCACTGCATGAAGCACTGGGCCGCGATGTGGGAATCCGAGATCACCACCAAGCTTGCGAGCCCCTACGCCGAAATCCACTGGGACTTCGACCAGCTTCAGCGCCCGTCGCTCGCCGAGCAGATGGCCGCGCTCCGCACCGGCGTGGAGGCTGGATTCATCACCCGCAACGAGGCGCGCGAGCACCTCGACCTCGACCCGCTGCCAGGCCTCGACGATCCGATCGTCGCGCTGAACATGGGCACGGGCGGCGGCGCCACGAACATCGGCAGCGACACAAGCGCGGAAGCGGGGAGCGCGAATGATTTCTCGTCGTGACATCAACAGCCTTGAGCAGCGGATCGACGGGCGCACGCTCTCGGGCGTCGCCGCGGTGTACGGCGCGCAGTCGCGCGAGATCAGCGAGAACGGCCGTACTTTCACCGAGCGCATCGCGCCGGGTGCGTTCGGCGAGAGCGTGCGCGCCGACGTGAAGCTGCTCTACAACCACGACCCGCGGATGCCGCTTGCGCGCTCGCGCTCCGGCACGCTCGCGCTCGAGGACCGCGCCGACGGGCTGCACTACACCGCGACCCTTCCCGAGACCACGCTCGGCAACGATGTCCGCGAGCTCATGCAGCGCGGCGACCTGAGCGGCGAGATGTCGTTCGGGTTCTACGTCCAGCGCGACAGCTGGAACAAGGCGCGCACCGAGCGCATGGTCGAGAAGGCGACGCTGGTCGAGATCAGCGTCGTGGTCGACGCCGCCTACCCCCAGACCAATTCCAGCCTGCGTCGCGTTGACGCGGCTGCTCTCGAAGCCGCGCGCACGCGGCTGGAACTTCACCTCAGAAGGATCAAGACATGGACGACCTGACCAAGATGGAAAACACCGTGCACGAGTACCGCAAGGCGCTTGAGCAGTTCGCCGCCCGCCAGGACGCCGCCCCCCAGACGATCGACCAGCGCGGCTCCGGCGAGGAGCGCGAGAAGATCGCGCGCATGGACGCCGACCTTGACGCGGCCGAGCGCCTGATCCAGCTGCGCGCGGCGCAGAAGAAGCAGGCCGAGCTCGACAAGTCCGAGTTCGAGTCGCGCCTCAGCCTCGGCACCGGGCGCAACGAGCGCGAGTACCAGGAGCGGTGGATCAAGGCCCTGACGAACCCGATGGAGGCGCGCGCGCTCACCCTCGGCACCTCGGGCGCCGGCATCCCGACCGACATGGAGCGCCGCATCGTCGAGCGCCTGCAGCAGGTGAACGTCATCCGCAGCATGGCGCAGGTCCGAACCATCGACTCCAAGCGGACCATCACGGTCGAGGGCTCGCTGCCGACGACCAACCTGGTCGCCGAGGAGGGCGCGATCACCGCGTCCGATCCTTCGTTCGGCACCGCGATCTCGGTCGTTCCCTACAAGCTCGTCTGCGCCACGCAGATGTCGATGGAGTTCATCGAGGACGCGATCGGCAACGGCGGCATCGGCAGCGGCCTCAACTACGTCGCCGACAAGATCGCCTCCTCGATCTCGCTCAAGGAGGAGGAGTACTTCACCACCGGCACGAACAGCTCGCAGCCGGAAGGCATCGCGGGCAGCTCGGCGAACACCAAGCTTGCTGCGCTCTCGCAGGTGACCGACCTCAGCGGCGGCGCGATCACCACGATCAGCGGCGACAACCTGATCGACACCGTGCACCTCGTGCCCGTGCAGTACCGCAATTCCCCGCGCTTCAGCTGGCTCGTCTCGGACACCTTCGTGCGCGTCATCCGCAAGATCAAGGTGAACAGCACCGACTACGTGTGGAAGCTCAACGAGACGGCCGGACTTTCGCAGGGCGTGCCCGGCACGATCTACGGCGTGCCGTACCGCGTCGGCCAGTACCTCGCGACCGCGACGACCAACAACAACGTGTTCGGCGTCGTCGGCGACTTCAACTACTTCGAGATCTTCGACCGCACGGGCATCACGTCGATGGTGGATCCCTACACCGGCGCGGCGAACCAGCGCGTCACGCTCTATGTGACAAAGCGCGTCGACAGCAAGATCACCCAGGCCGTCGCCTTCGCCGCAATCACCTGCTGATCCTTTCCCCTTGCCGCGGGCCCCCCGAAAGGGGGTTTCCGCGATTTATGCCAGCACTCCCCATCCCGCTCGATGTGCTCCGCACGCGGCTAAAGATCGAGGTCGAAGAGGACGACGTCGACCTGGCGGTGTTGTGCATTGCCGCGGGCGAGATGATCGAGCGCGAGACCGGGCTCGGGCTCCAGCTGAAGGCGCGCACGGCCTACATCCGCAAGTTCGATCGGTTCATCCCGCCGATCCAGCCGCTCAGCTCGATCACGCAGGTGCTCTACTTCGATTCGACGGGCGCGGGGCAGACCCTGCCGGCGGCCGACTACTGGCTCGACAACACCGAGCCGCTGTACGCGCTTGAGTTCGACACCTCGGTCGTGCCGAAGGAGAACACCACCATTCAAGTCGACTACCAGGCCGGGTTTCAGATGATCCCGCAGGCGCTTCAGCAGTGCATCGTCGCGCTTGTCGGCAGCTGGTACAACAATCCCGAGGCCCTCCAGGTCGCGCAGCTCGCCGAGGTCCCGCTCGCCTACAAGGCGATCATCGCGCAGTACTCCGTGCAGGTGCCGTTCCGATGATCTCCGCCGGCCGCCTTAGGTTCGTCGCGCTGCAGAAGCTCCCGCCGACGGCGGCGAGCACGCTCGGCCTGCGCGGAGCTACCTGGACGGACGGCCAGCAGTTCCGCTGCGACGTCCGCGAGAGCTCCGCGGCCGAGCAGGCTTACGCCGACGGCACGGCCGTCGTTCGGCAGTACGAGCTGCGCGCGCGGTGGGAGACCGCCCAGGCGATCGGCCTCACCGAGCTTCAGCGCATCGAGTGCCGCGGCAAGACCTACCGGATTCGCGCGATCACCAATTTGGACGAGCGCGACCGCGTGGCCGTCATCGACTGCGAGGTCGTCCAATGAGCATCGAACAGGCGGTTCGCACCATGCTCACGACCGGCAGCACGATCTCGCTGGTGGCCGACGCGCGCGTCACCCACGGCTACCGCCTGCAGGACTCGGCGCTGCCCGCGATCACCTACGAGGTGCGCTCGGTCGAGACCGCGACCTGCGGCGCGAGCCCGACGCGCGTGGCCGATGTCGAGGTCCGCTGCATCTCCGAGCTTGCGACCGAGGCGCTCGCGATCGCCGCGCAGGTGCGCGCCGCGTCGGTCGCGGGCACCTACAGCACGATCGTCTTCGACGCCGTGCTCTACCAGAACCATGTGCTCGAGGCGGCGCAGCCAGGCGAGGGCGACGAGGCGACGCCGTCCGAGGCCGTCTGCACCATGACCATCTACTACCGGGAGTGACCCCATGCCAGGCATTTCAACCGCCCTGACCGCCTTCTCCTACAACTCCCAGGTCACGACCGGGCTTGTCTCGGTCTCGACCTCGGCGACCACCGACACTATTGAGACCACCCGTATCGGCGACGCCCGGCGCACCTTCGTGGTCGGGCAAGGCACGACCACGATCTCGGGCGAAATCTACTACGACCAGGCCGACCCCTGCGCGGCCGTCATGGAGACCGACGCGCAGGCACCGACATCGCGCGCGTTCTCGTGCACCTACAGCACGTCGATGACGATGTCGGGCAATTGCTTCATCACCAGCTGGCAGGTGACGGCTTCCTCGAACGACACCATCCGCGCGAGCTTCGAGCTGCAGACCACGGGCACGGTGACGATCGCATGAGCATCTCCGACGCGCTCCAGCTGAAGGACGTCACGGTGACGCTGCCCGCGGGCCGCGCGGTCACCCTGCGCCGCCCCTCGGCGCTCGACTTCATCGACGGCGCCGAGATGGCCTCGAAGACGCCCGCGCGGCTCTACGCATGGCTTGCATACAGGCACCTGCTCGATGAGTTCGGGCGGCCGGTTTTCGCAAGCGTCGAGGCGGCGCTCGACGCCGATGGGCTCCTGATCCTCCAGATCGGGCGCGAGGCGGAGAAGCTCTACGAGGAGGGCCGGGACTGAGCGAGGCCGCCCGCGTGGTCCTGCGGGCGGCCGCGAAGCGAAGCGCGGTGGACCTCTCCAAGATGAGCGTGGTGCTCATCAACGTCGATCTCGACATCCCCGACTGGCGCGGAATCAGGAAGCAGATCAATGCTCGCAGGCTACAGAATCACCTTCCGAGTGACCGCAAAGGAGCTGGCCGAGATCAAGGCCAGCCTTAAGCGGTTGCCGAAGGGCATCCGCGGCAAGGTCCTCCGGACGGGCCTTCGCGGCTGGGGCGAGCTGGTCAAGAAGGCGGTGCGAGCGAAGGCCCGCCGCAAGGATGTCCGCACCCGCCGCTCGATCATCGTCAAGACAAAGACCTACAAGCGCGGCAAGGTCATCTGGTGCGGCATCGGCGTCCGTAAGGGCGGGCCGATCGACGTCGGCTGGAAGAGCCACCTGCACGACCAAGGCTACCGCCCGTGGCGCAAGGGCATCAAGGCCGACGGCACGCCCGCGAAGCAGCCGAGGCTCTGGAACCGAAACCCGAACAGCAAGTTCACTCCGTTCACCTACAACCGCGGCTGGCGCAAGGGGCTAAGCAAGCGGAACCTCGGCGGCGTCATCCTGAAGACGAACTACCTCACCGGCCCGTCCTTCGTCTACCAGCACCGGGTGCGCGGCTATGTCGAGGACGCGGTCGCCGAGGCCTTGATGAAGGAGGCCCGCCGTGGCAGCTAAGCTCCCAAACCTCGTCATTCCCGTGACCGTCCAGACGGACGATGTCGATCGCGGCCTCACCGCCGTCGAGCGCAAGCTCCGCAACTCGGCCGCGAAGATGAAGCGCCTCGGCGCCACGGGGGGCGCTGCAGGCGGCGCAGGAGGCGGCCTGAAGGCTCAGCAGGGCACGGCCCTCCTCGGAGGCGTCGGCAAGCTCGGACCGATCAGCGGGGCTCTGGGCGGCCTCGGCGGGGCAGGGCTGGCCATGGCCGCCCCGCTCGCCATGTTCGGCCTGGCGGCGCAGTCGGTCGCGACGATGGCCGCGGCGACCAATGGGGCTGGCGAGGCGCTCAAGCTGTTCCAAAAGACCGGCGAGCAGACCTTCACCGCCAACAGCGAGTATCTCAAGAAGCTCGCCGCGCTCGAGTCGCAGTCCCAGATTGCCGCCGCGGGGCCCGGGATCATGGAGGCGTTGTCAATCGCAAGCGGGCGTCCCGGCGAGGAGGGCATGATGTCGATCCTCAACGACTTCGCGAAGCAGTCCGCGGCGTTTGCCGGCGCGACGCTCGGCGGCAAGTCGTTCGAGCAGGCCACGCTCGAGGCCGCGCTCGTCACGGCGAGCGAGGCCCAGGCGAAGGAGATCGCCGCGCAGCTGGCGGCGCTCGAGAAGCAGCGCATGGATGTCGGCCTCGCCGATGTCCTCAACCCCCTGTCCAGCCTGCCGCAGAAGATCGACCAGCTCGCCATCTACCTAGGGAGAATCTGATGCCGACCACGAC